TGACGGCAACTTTACGATTCACTGGAGCGTCAATGACAATCGCGCACGCATCTATACGGCGATTGTATTCGGCGGCTTAACGAACGTCGCAACAGCCGTTGTGCAGCGGCCGGCATCGACAGGCACGCAGCAGATCACCTGCGGCTTTACGTCGACAGATAATAACGGCGTCGTCATGGCGATTGGCGGCATCAATTCCGATGCATCAGATTTTCCGGTCTCATTTTCAAAACTCGGCGTTCAAATTGGTATCGCGACGTCAGCAGCGCAGCAGGCGCTCACGCTCATCCGCGCCACGAACGGCAATCCGCCCGACACGTTTACCTTTCAGACAGCGGCGCTTGTCACAAATACGACAGGCGTAGGCTGTCTCGGTGCGTTCTTGTCGTGGCACGGCTCGGACGGCTTCAACATCAACTGGACGGCTGTGGCGAACCAGCAGTCTTACTACGGCTACCTGATTCTGAATGGCGGCAAGCACTTCGTCGGGCAGTTCACGCAGCCGACATCAACGGGCCATCAAGACATTACGACAACTGGAATTGACCCGATTGGCGCGTTCTTGTGGGGCGGCAATAAGGCCGCGAATGCATCCATCGACGATCACGGTCGCTTGACGATCGGCATGGGCAAGTCGAGTTCAATTCGAGCGAACTACTGGCAAGGCGTCACCGATAACGTCAGCCCCGCGCAAAGCGAGATGTCGTACAACGCGTCGAGCGTGCTGCGGCACATCACTGAAGGCGCATCGTCACCGACGATCAACGCCGTCGCGGATTACTTCTCAAATGGTACTCAAAAATTCACGCTCGATTGGACGACTGTTGATGCGACGGCTCGCGAGTTCAATGTATGGGCGTGGGGTGTGACGACTTCTGGCGGCGGTGGCGGCGGTTCGATCAATGACGCCGAGACGACAGGGCGCGGCACGTTTCGCGGCGTCGCTCGCGGCGGTCGATGATTCCCTATTCATCCCTATTTGTCCCTAATTCTGCGCTTCAGCGCGGAGGTGTAATCGATGTTTCTTCTCGCTAAATACAATACACAAACGACGTTTACATTTCCGATGCCCAAAGCAGGATCTCGCGATCTTGCGGCAACTGGCGACTGGACGCCAGCGACCGGCGATACGAAGATCAGCAAAGACGCAGGCAACGTCGCCAATACGACGAACAATCCAGCCGCAGTCGGCGGCACTGGCTCGGTCATGTGGTCGCTCGTGCTGACAGCGGCAGAGCTGAGCGCGGCTGTGATTGATGTGCAGTTTGTCGACTCGGCGACGAAGGCTGTCGATGATCAGAGCCTCAAGATCTATACATACGGCAACGCGAGCGCGAAGATTCCATTCGATCTCTCGGTCTTAACGCAATCTGTCAACGTCGTCGGCATTATTGCAACAGCATTGACGGAAGGCGCATCTGGTCGTGCGGCTGGCGCATTCTCGACATTTCTCAACGTCGCCTCGCCCGTGCTGACAACAGCATCGATCAATCAGACGGGTGACGGTTATGCACGACTCGGCGCACCATCTGGCGCGAGCGTCAGCGCCGATATTCTGACGGGATTGAATCGACTCGGCGCATGGACAGGCAGCGGCTTGAACACGATCTTGGGCGCGTTTCGCGCCATGATGAACAAGCTCGCCGCGCTGACGCCGACTGACATCACATCTGGTGGTGGCACGTTCGACAATACGACAGACTCGCAGGAGGCATTCAAAGACGGAACGGCGACGCTTGCCGAGATGGGTACAGCCGCCGCGCAAGCAATCAAGCTCAAGAAGAACGTCGCGCTGAGTAATTTCCGCTTTCAGCTATTTTTAAAGGGCACACGCACAGAAGCCACCGGCAAAACGGTCACATGCACGCGCCTGCTCGATGCTGACGTCGCTTTTTCGGGCATGGCGAACACGGCGAGCGAAGTCGGCGCGACGGGTACCTATCGCATCAACATCACGACAGCCGACATCAACTGCGATTGCGGCACATGGAAATTCACAGCGAATGATGGCACGACCGATCCCGTCTATATCGATTTCGTCACGCAGTCTTAAAAGGCATCTATGTTTCAACGCTTTCGATTCGCTGCACGGCAATTCGTTCTTGGCTTAACGCATCGAATCTGTCTGATCTTCGGCTATATCGAGACGACAGACGGATTATTTACAAAGCTCGCCGATCTGCGCAGCGAGAATCAGATTCGCTCGATACCGGATGGTCACGCCATTCGCACGCAGTATTTCAAAGACGATCGGCTCGTGCGCAGCGATGTCAAGATCGTCATCGAGCGCGGCTTCGCATTGACGTCGGCAACTGGTCTCAACGCTCAACCCGCTAGTCAGAGCGAGAACCCTACAAGTCAGAACCCTACAGAGGAGAGTTAACCGCAATGGAAAACATTTTACGAAATCCGTTTGTGCGCTTCGCCGTGCTCGTAGGGCTGGCGCTTGATGAATATATGCGTGGGCTTGGTCGGCTGTTCGCGATCACGCAAGCCGTCTGCACGTCGTTCAAACTCGAAATCTTTCAAGCCGTGCATAATTTCACGGCGTCAACAGGGCACACGTTCAAGATCGCGCTGTATACGTCTTCGGCAACGCTCGGCGCAGCCACGACCGCTTATTCGTCATCGAACGAAGTCTCAGGCGCCGGATATGCCGCAGGCGGCAACTCGCTCGTCAGTGCAACCCCTGTTGCATCGGGTACGACTGCCGTTCTCGATTTTGCCGATACGTCATGGACAAGCGCGACGATCACGGCTCGCGGTGCTCTGATTTATAATTCATCAGTGTCGAATAAGTCTGTGACCGTGCTGGATTTCGGATCTGATCAAGTCTCGACTGCAGGCACGTTCACAATGGTTTTCCCGGTGCCGGATGCTTCAAACGCGATTCTACGAGCTGCCTAATTCATGAACTGGGGTTTCGATGCGCCGCTGATCGGTCCCGTTCTGCAGCGCATCGTCGACACGCTTTTCAGCAGTTCAGGCGTCGGCGTCAATGCGACGGGCAATCAGATCACGCTCAGCATTGGCACGGTCGCGATCCGCACCGATGTCGTCGTGCATCCGACTGGCAGCGCCATCGCCTTATCGGCCGGATCGGTGCATCGCCCAACGAATGTCGCCGGAAATCTCATCTCGATTACGACAGGCGGCGTCGCGATCTCGACCGACAACGATGCAACAGTCGGCGTCAGCGGCGCCGCAATCACTTTCGGCATCGGGACGCCGACGTTCATTACGACCACGAACGTCTTTCCAATCGGCCAAGAAATCACGCTGACTGCCGGACTGATTCACACGCCCGAATCGGTCTTGATTCTGCTCGTCGGTAATGAAATCACCTTCAACGTCGGCACAGTCGGCATCAATAGCCTGCTGGCGCGTTCATTTGACGCATCTCAGGCGAATTTTCAAGGGTTGATCAGCGATCTCGTCGTCGAAGATGATTATGATCTATATCGGTCACATCTCGGCGGCGTGCCTTCGGGTGCAACCGTCACGGACGCATGGTTGACGATCAAAGTCTCAGAAAACGATGCAGAAGCCGATGCGATCATTCAGAAGCACATCACGGCAGCCGGAATCTCGGGTCAAGGGCAGATCATCGACGGCGGCGCCGTGACCGGCTTTGCGCAGCTCGTCTTTCAGATCATGGCGTCTGAAACGAATCTGCTGGTTGCCGATCAAGCCTATTTCTATGATATTCAGGAACGCAGCGACACCGGCAAGATGTTCACGGCTGAAAAGGGTCTGCTGATTCCAATCGGGCAAGTTACGGATACACCATGAAATTAGTCGATCACAACGCTCAATTTGTTCGCTATGACGCCGCAACGCATGACACGCGGATTCCTGTCGATGTTCTCGGCGATGCGCAGGGATTACAGTTTCTCTGCCCCTGCAAGGCACATTACATCGAGACGACGTTCGATGATAAAGGCGCTGCTGCGCTTCAAGGTTCGCAGAACCGTGATCATCGGCCGATCCGCTGGTCGGTCGCCGGAACTGGTCTTGATGACTTGACGCTCGATGGGCCGATCACTGGCGACTGCGGCATTCAGATTTGGATCGAAAATGGCGCGATTATCGGCGCTGATGAGACAAGCTGACAAGCACTCTGCATGACAAAGGCGTCAAGCCGCAAAGTCGCCATCGAATCAACAAAAGCGTGACAAATCGCAAACCGCGGTCTATAACCTTCGAACATCCCAACCTTCGTGAAGTTGCTAAGCGTCAGCGTGCAACGAAGCGGCTTTGCTCATGAACAATAACGAAGTGCCAGAGAACAGCGAAGAGATCACGCTGCGAGACGACTTCAGCGAGATCGTCGAGATCTCGAATGGCACATTCCCGCTCACACTCAACAGCAGCAGATGGATCTCGTGCTACACGGCTACATGTATCGAGATGCGCCTCAATCGTCGAGACAGGCACGGCAAGATCGTGAATTATATCTACACCACAATCGCTCTCGATTACGCGCATGCCTGAGCCAGCACGACGACCATGCCCGTTCTGTAGTAACTATCAGCCTTGCTCAACACATGCTATACAACACACGCAGCGCACGCTCTCAGCGCGTGGCGACAACGATCAACGCTTCTACAAATCGCGCACATGGACGCTCACCAGCCGACAGCATCGTCAGCGCGAGCCATTCTGCCGTGAGTGTAGAGCACACGATCGCGTCACTCTCGGCGAGATGACGGATCACATCACACCGATTAGTGCAGGCGGCAGTCGACTCGATGAGTCGAATCTTCAAACGCTCTGCAATCGCTGCCATGCTGCCAAGCGACAGCACGAGTCTCGATCGGCATGACGCCTCAATCATTTCTGCGCAGGCACGATATTCAGGCGAGACGCTTGCCGCATATCGAATCGCCGCGCATACCCGTCATCATGGTCTGCGGTGCATGCGGCAGCGGTAAGAGCACCTACGTACTACAGCATGCAAAGGCGAACGATCTGATCATCGATATGGATGCCATCAAACAACGGCTTAGCGGCTTGCCAATGCACAGCTCAGGCGATCGACGTGTGTTAGACGCGCTGATCGAACGCAATCACATGCTGCGCTCGCTGGCAACGAACACGATCAACGAGCGTGCATGGTTCATCATCGCTGCTCCTGATTCGATTGAGCGTCAACACTGGGCAGACATGCTGCATGCAAGTGTCGTTGTCTTAAAGACGCCGCTCGATGAATGTATACGGCGAATCAATAGCGATCCGACTCGACGCCTTCATCGAGATGTCATGATTGCTGCCGCGCGCGCATGGCACGCTCAGAACAGAAGCGTAATGCCGGACAATGCAGACGCGCAGGCGCTCTCATCGCGTGCGCACAGTGAAGCGTGTGACGCAAATGGCGGCATGCTGAGCGCGTCATGATTGACCGGGGGGTCATCTCAACAATTGAGGACCGCGAACGAAGATCGCAGATCGCTTTTTTTAATTTTGCGTCACTTGGCGACCGAAGGGGTCATCGCTTTTGATTATTGAGCGCATTGCGATCGAGCAGATTCAGCGAGCGGCATACAATCCGCGCAAGCCGCTAAGGCCCGGAGATCCTGCCTGCGATCGACTGAGAAAGGCGGTCAACGCGTTTGGCATGGTTGAGCCGCTCGTGTGGAATAAACGATCAGGCAATCTAGTCGGCGGACATCAGCGATTATCTGTGCTTGAAGAGCGCGGCGACAAAGAAGTCGATGTCTCTGTCGTAGACTTGACCGATCGCGAAGAGAAAGTGCTGAATCTGGCGTTGAACAAGCATGCGGGTGAGTGGGAGTTCTCGACGCTCGCCGACATTTTGCAAGAGCTGGACGCAGGCGATATTGACATCGAGCTGACAGGCTTCAGCGCGATCGAACTTGAAAACATGATGACAGCGAGCGCATCACCGGCAGCATTTCGAGAGCTTGACGAGACGCTGCCGACAGATCATCAGTGTCCGAAGTGCGGTTATCGCTTCAGCGGCGAGAAAAGACAGCAGAAGCCATGACAGCAATGATTACGCCAGTCATTGAGCGACGCGCGGCAACAGCAAAGCCGAGTTATCGAGTGCCCTCGATGCAAGAGATCGCCGCGCTGCCGAAGAACGGCTTGAATGTCGTCTCGACGTTCTCGGGATGTGGCGGCAGTTGTCTCGGCTTCGAGATGGCAGGCTATACGATTCGCTTCGCATCCGAATTCATTCCGGCAGCCGCCGAGACGTATCGGCTGAATCATCCGCGAGTGCCGATCGATACTGGCGACATTCGCGCACTCGATGCGCAGACGATTCTTGAGACGATCGGCATGCAGCGCGGCGAAGTCGACGTGCTTGAAGGCTCGCCGCCATGCGCGAGCTTTTCGACGGCAGGCGCAGTCGATAGCAACTGGCAGCAGGTAAAGCAGTATTCAGATACGCAGCAGCGCACAGATGATCTCTTCTTCGAGTTTGTGCGCATTCTCGACGGCATTCAGCCGAAAGTCTTCGTCGCAGAAAACGTCGCGGGACTCGTAAAGGGAACAGCGAAGGGATACTTCCTGCAAATATTGGCAGCGATGAAGGCATCGCGTTATCGGGTAGGCTGTCAGCTACTCGATGCACAATATCTTGGTATACCGCAGCGGCGACTCCGCACGATCTTTATCGGCGTCCGCGATGATCTCGGCATAGAACCGGCATTTCCGAAACCCTTAGCTTATCGTTATAGCGTCCGCGATGCGCTACCGTCGATCATCCATGATCAGTCCGTTGAATGCCAAGATGGAGCATTTCCGAGAACCTATATTTCGGCGAATCGGCCATCACCGACGATTGTCGCGAGTCGCGCGACGCAGTTGTTGATTCGAAATACGGCAAACGCCCGCAGTGATCAGACCGGCATCGAGCGTCGGCGAATTGAGATCGCCGACTTGAAGCGACTGTGCAGCTTTCCCGACGATTTCGTATTGACAGGCGGTTTCGGCAGGCAATGGGAACGGCTCGGGAGAGCCGTTCCGCCGCTCATGATGCGCGCTGTCGCTGAGACGCTGCGCGATCAGGTCTTCGCTAAACTATGAATACTGAGACATCGCTCGGACATCGGGCTAAAGCACACTGGCAATTCGACGAGAGCGTTGCGCGTGTCTTCGATGACATGCTCGAACGCTCGATTCCCGAGTATGCGGCGATGCGCGATCTCGTCTTTTCGCTCGGCTCGCACTTCGTCAAGCCGAACACGGCGATAGTCGATCTCGGCGCCGCGCGTGGCGGCTCGATTGCCGCGTTGCTGAATCGTCACGGCGCTGCAAATCGTTATATCGCCGTCGAGATCGCTGAGCCGATGCTCGGCGCGTTGCGTGAGCGCTTTCGCGGCTATATCGATGCGAAAATACTCGCGGTTCTGCCGCTCGATCTGCGGCTCGCCTATCCCGGCAATCCGGCATCGTTGACGCTGGCGATCTTAACGCTGCAATTCGTGCCGATCGAATATCGGCAAAACGTGCTCGATCATGCATTCAGCGCAACGCGCGACGGCGGCGCGATGATCGTCGTCGAGAAGATTCTCGGCGCCGATGGCGGCTTTCAAGATCTCTTCGTCACGCGATACTGGCAGATGAAAAGCGAGAACGGCTACACACAAGACGAGATCGATCGCAAGCGGCTCGCGCTCGAAGGCGTGCTCGTGCCAGTGACGGCGGCAATGAATGAATCGATGTTGCGCGCCGCAGGCTTCAAGCGTGTCGAGTGCTTCTGGCGTTGGTGCAATTTCGCAGGCTGGATCGCCGTCAAAGAATGAGCAATCCGAAAAAACCGACGAATCTGAAGCTGCTGCAGGGCACATATCGCGGCGATCGCGCGGCGCTCAACGAAGCGCGGCCCGTCATCGAGATTCCTGACATTCCGCCGCATCTCTGCGATGAAGCCAAGGCGGAATGGGCGCGTCTCGCGCCGGAACTGATGCGGCTGGGATTGCTCTCGCGTATTGATCGCGGCGCTCTGGCTGCGTATTGCGAGCATTATGCCGACTGGGTTGAAGCGACGCGCCTTTGCGCAACTGGCATCAATCCCGACGGCTCGAAGATGGATCGCAAAGTGATCAAGACGAAGGACGGCAACTTCATCGAGAATCCCTACTTCTCAATCAAGAAACGCAGCGCCGAGCTGATGTATCGCTTTTTGATTGAATTCGGCATGACGCCAGCGTCGCGCACAAAGATCGAAGCATCGCCGCTGCCGACAGACAAGCCGTCGAATCCGTTCGCGATCAGCAAGCAGAAATAATGAGAGCGTCACACTACGCACACGTCGCGCTCGCTGAGCAATATGTCAGCGATGTCATCGCCGAGAAGATACCGGCGTGCAAATGGGTCAAGCTCGCATGCGAACGGCATCGCCGCGATCGCAAGCGCAAAGACTGGAACTACAAATTCGATTCATGGATTGCTGAAACAAAGTGCCGCTTTGTCGAATTGTTTCCACACACAAAAGGAAAGTGGGCAGCGCTGGCGCAGCCGTTTGTATTGCAGCCGTGGCAGTGCTTTTTGGTCTGCTCGCTCTTCGGCTGGATTCATAAGAGCGGTCCGAAGAAAGGCAAGCGTCGCTTCACGCGCTGCATGCTGCTTGTACCGCGCAAGAATGGCAAGTCGGATCTCGCCGCGCGCATCGCGCTCGCAATGTTTGCCGATGATAACGAATTCGGCGCTGAAGTCTATTCTGGCGCGACGAGTGAGAAGCAAGCATGGGAAGTCTTCAGACCGGCGCATCTGATGGCACAGCGCACGCCTGCCTTCATTGAGCATTACGGCGTCGGCGTCATGAAGACGAACCTGCATATCATCGCGAACGGTTCGCGCTTCGTGCCGATCAAAGGCAAGCCGGGTGACGGCGCATCGGTTTCATGCGGCATCATCGACGAATATCATGAGCACGACGACGACACGCTTTTCGACGCGTTAGAAACCGGCATGGCGGCGCGCGAGCAGCCGCTCGGGCTGATCATCTCGACAGCAGGCGACAATCTCGCCGGACCCTGCTATGCGCTCTTGAAAGATCTCGAAAAGATTCTCGATCAGACGATCGACAATGAAAACTTCTGGGGCATCGAATACACGATCGACGACGGCGACGACTGGACGTCCGAGTATGCGCTGCGCAAAGCGAATCCGAATTTCGGCGTATCTGTCGACATCGAGCGCTTGAAGATTAAGCAGCGCGAAGCCATGCGCAACGCGCGTAAGCAAGGCGTCTTTCAAACGAAGCATCTCGATATGTGGGTCGGCGCCCGGCAGGCATATTTCAACATTCACGCGTGGCACGCCAGCGGCCGCAACGACATTCAGATCGAGCAGTTCAAGGGATGCCGACTCTCAATCGGCATGGATCTCGCGTCGACGAAAGACATCGCCGCGCTCGCGCTGCTCTTCTCACTGCCAGATGGCAAGTTTGCCGCGTTCGGTCGTTTCTACGTTCCTGAAGCCGCGATCATGAACAACATCAACGAGCACTATCAGGGATGGGCGCGCGACGGATGGCTGATCGTGACTGACGGCTCGATGATCGATTACATTCGCATTGAAGAAGACATCGAGATGCTGCACAAGCAATTCGGCATCACCGATCTTGCTTTTGATCCGGCCTATGCGCAGCGCACAGTTCAAGGCCTGATGGTCAAAGGCATTCCCTGCACTGAAGTACGTCCGACTGTGCTGAACTTCTCGGCAGCGATGAAGCATCTCGACGGCTTGATCTTAACGGCGATTCCGACTGAGACGCAGCCAGTGCCGCAAAAACTCTTCATGCATAATTCAGATCCCTGCTTCACATGGCAGATGTCGAATGTCGTCTCGAAGACTGATCAAAAAGACAACGTATATCCGAACAAAGAACGACCTGAAGCGAAGATCGACGGCGCCGTCGCGCTCATCATGGCGCTGAATCGCGCGCTCGCGCCAGCATCAAGCGAAGCGCAATTTCAAACGATGTTTCTGTAAGCAATACCGTCCCGGTTTTCAAACCCTGCAGCGTTGTTATGCGTTGCAGGGTTTTCTTTTGCACGCGAGGAGATGATACAAATGAAAAGTCGCATGTATTCGACATTCAAGATCAAAGCTGTTCAAGAAGATCAGCGCATGATCGAAGGCATCGCGTCGACGCCGACGCCAGATCGCATGAACGATGTCGTCGAAGTCGACGGCATTGCGTTCAGTCTGCCGATGCCGTTTCTCTATCAGCACAACGCCGATCAGCCGATTGGTCATGTCATCTCTGCGAAGAAAACGAGCGACGGACTCGTCATCAAAGCGCAGATGGCAGCCGACATCGGTATTCAATATATCAATGAGGCATGGGCGCTGATTAAAGCAGGGTTAGTGCAGGGATTGTCGATCGGTTTTCGCAGCGTCGAAGAGGCATACAACCGCGACACAGGCGGATATCATTTCATCAAAACCGATCTCTACGAAATCAGCGCCGTCACGATTCCAGCAAACGCCGAAGCCACGATTCTTAATGTGAAGTCTGCAGCGCAAGCCGCGTTAGGTCATAAGCGCTCTGGCTCGATCTCGACAGCTCCTTCAATCCGCCCCGGCGTTTCGGGGCTTTCCACAACGGATAAAAACATGAAGACAATTCAAGAACAGATTGCGAGTTCAGAGGCAAAGATGCTCGCGCACGACACGCGCATCGACGCGATTATTGCGAAGACGATCGAAGAGTCGCGCACGCCTGAACAGGATGAGAACGACGAGATCGAGCTGCTGCGCAGCGAATCAAAACGGTTGGGCGACTACATTGCACTGCTGAGAACGACTGAAGCCGATCGTCTGCGCAAAGCGCAGCGCGTTACAGTCGAAGCCGGTCAGAATGCAGGCGGCGCTCAAGTCGAGACGGGGCGGCGGTTCACATCCGTCTCTTCGGATCCGATCATCATTCGCTCTGCCGATCAGCGCAAAGGTATCGGCATGGCGCGCGTCGCGATGGCGCTGATGACAGCGCGGCTCGAAGGTGAAGGCCGACAGTATGCCGCCGAGCTGGCGCGCAAGCGATGGCCCGACAGTCCAGAAGTCGAAGTCATGATTCGCACGAAGGCGGCGATCGATGCTGGCGACACGACAACTTCAGGTTGGGCGTCGCAGTTGATACCGGCAGCGGTGCAACTACAGGGCGAGTTTCTCGGCGTGTTCAGACCGCAGACGATCATCGGCAGAATTCCCGGTCTGCGTCGCGTGCCGTTCAATATCGCAGTGCCGATTGAGACGGCGAGCGGTACGGCGCAGTGGGTCGGAGAAGGGGCGCCGAAGCCGTTGACGAAGCTAACGCTGACGAACAAGACATTGCTTTGGGCGAAGTGCGCCGCAATCGTCGCGATCACGAAAGAACTCGCGCGCTTTTCACAGCCCGACGCCGAGACTGTCGTGCGCGACTCGATGGTGCAGACGTTGATCAATTTCTATGATGCGCATTTCATCTCGGCGACTGCCGCGGTGACGAGCGTATCGCCTGCCGGAATTCTGAACGGCATCTCATCGACTGCCGTGACCGGCACGACAGCGGCAGCGCTGCGCACGGATCTCGCGACGATTCTGCAGAAAATGACGGCGCATAAAGTGCCGTTGACGAACATCGTGCTGCTGATGTCGGCTACGACAGCGGCGGCGCTCTCGATGATGATCACCGATCTTGGCGTGCGCTTGTTCCCGGACATTACCCGCGTCGGCGGCTTGCTCGAAACGTACCCGGTGATCATATCTGAAGCTGTCGGCACAAACATCATCGCGCTGAATGCATCCGATGTGCTGCTTGCTGAAGATCCCGGCGTGCAAGTCGACGTCAGCGATCAGGCATCGGTTGAAATGAGCGACACGCCGCTGCTCGGCGACGAATCGCCGGTCGTGACCGCGTCGACCATCTATAAGAGCTTCTGGCAGAATAATCTCATCGGCATCCGCGTCGAGCAGTACATCACGTGGGCTGTCGCGAGATCGGCGAGCGTTGAATACTTGACTGCTGCAGCCTACAAGCCGTAGGGCTGTAACTCTGAAATGGGTCTGATTAGATACCAGTTCGTATCTAGTCAGACCCGAAAGAAGGATTTATGAAAACTGTAGAAATGCTGCTCGACTTCAAGCCGGGACCGAAAAGTTATCAGCGCGGCGAGATCGTGCCAATGGAGGACGCCTCTGCTGACTTTCTCGTCAGACTCGGCAAG